CATACGCGCTACCTTTGTCATATTCCCCAGGCAACTATTTGACTTATTGCGTAAAAATGGGGGTGTGCTATATTACAGCAGGAACCAGCGCGGGGGTGATTGATGGGCAATATGAACAAAGTCAAAACAAAAGCATTTGTCAACGCCGCAGATGGTGCAGATGCAGCAGATTCAAACGCAGCAGCCATTCCCGCTGTTGAGGATACCAGCACAATTGAATCACGGCGGACGGTTACAAGAGGACGGCGTATGCGCGGGCAATCCCTGTTATCGGGGCTAGACAACATGGCGGCGACAACCACACGAACCACACTAGGATAGGGGAACCAATGGGCAGCTTTTTTTCACCACCTAAGCCCGATACATCCGCAATGGACAAGCAGCAAGCCAGGCTTGAGGCGCAGGACAAGAGGACGATTGAGCAGGAAAAATTGCAAAATGCGCGTGATGCAGCGCGGCGCAGGACAGCAAAGGGTGCAGGTGCAGGCGGGCAATCGCTGTTGACTGGATTAGAAACTGGATTAAGGGACACGTTAGGATAATGGCCGCAATCGAACCAGATAAATTACTTGCACGCGCCAAAAAGGCGCAAGAGTCACGCGATCTGAACCGCAGTGTGTTTGAGGACTGCTACGATTACTTGTTGCCCCAGCGGAATACCTTTCAGACGCAGACAGATGGGCGGTTGAACAAGGCTTCAAAGCTGTACAGCAGCGCGGGGATGCACTCTGCAAGCAACTTTGTCAACACGATGCAGGCCAACTTTACCCCTGTATTCCAGCGATGGGCGGAATTTAAGCCAGGGCCAGGCATTGCGGAGGAATCCAAGCAAGAATGGATTGAAAATCTTGAGGATTTAACTGAAACGGTTTTTACCTATCTGAATAACAGCAACTTTGCCACGGCCAGCGCGGAAATGTATTTCGATTGGGGCATTGGCACGGGGGCATTGTGGATTTTTGAAGGCGATACCAACCAACCTTTGAACTTTATCAGCACGCCATTGTCGCAATACGGGCTGGAAGAAGGGCGTTTTGGGGAAGTCAGCGGAATCTATAAGGAAACCATGATTGCGGTTGAGCTTATTCAATCCACCTTTTCGGCTTTTAATCCCAAAATATCAGAGAATCTGGCCAGGAAAATTCAGGATAGCCCGCAGCAAAAAGTCAAAGTACACGAGTGTTTGTATAAAGACTACGATGATATGGTTTGGCACTATTGCGTGCTGTTGGAGGAGGGGAAAGAGGAAATTGCCAGCAAGACCTTTAAGGAGGCTATTTGCCTCACCCCGCGCTGGCTGAAAATACCAGGGTCACCATACGGTGTTGGGCCATTCATGATGGCAATGCCTGATATTAAGACCTTGAATAAAATCAAAGAATTGATGCTACAGAATATGGCGTTATCGGCCTTTGGTGTGTACACGGTAGAAAACAATGGAACCTTCAATCCGAACACAGCAGTCATCAGGCCAGGCATGTTTATCCCTGTTGAGAGCAATGGGGGGGGCAGAGGTAAGTCGATTGAGCCATTGCCCCAGGCAGGCAACTTTCAATTGCAAGAGTTTGTGTTGAACGCACTTGTTGATGACATCAAGAAGATCATGCTGGACACCAAAATGCCTGATACCCAGGCGCAACCGCCAACAGCCTTTGAGCTGGCGCAGCGGATTAAGGAATTTCAGCAGGACATTGGATCGGCCTATGGGCGTGCCATTTTTGAGTTTGTGATACCGTTGTTTAGGCGGGTGGTACAGATTCTAAGCGACATGGGCAAGATCAACCTGCCCCCCAACTTTGACATTGACCAGTTTTTGGTGAAGGTGCAGGTGGTTAGCCCCATTGCCCAGACGCAAGCTATGGCAGACGTGCAGCGGTTTATGGAGAGCTTCCAAATGGTAGCCAGCACGGGCGGACAAGAGATGGCTATGATGAGTTATAATCTTGATAATCTTGCAAAATTCTTGCTTGACAAGATCGGTGGTCCAGCCGAAATGTTGAGGGATGAGCAGGGCAGGTCACAGGTGGCACAAAACATGGGAGCGATGATGCAGTCTATGCAATCCATGCAAGGTGGCGCTGCACCACAAGGTGCGACAGGTGCTGCACCTATGGAACAGCCTGAAATGATGGGGATGGCTTAATGTTACCGATGGCAGGGAAAAACGTCAGGGATCCTCTTGGCTTTGGACAGGAAGTGGAAACCACCGACACTGCACGGGCAGAGTTTGAGCGCAAGCATCAAGAGGTGGCAGAGCTTGATTCTGCATTTTTGCGTTTGTTTGATTCAGCGGATGGCATTTTGGTGCTGGAATTTTTGAAAAAGAACACCATTGAATCGGTCACATGGTCATCCGCCATTGCCCAAAATTCATCCCTAGATGCGGCAGTCGCACATGGCTATGCACGGGAAGGGCAAAACGCATTGGTGCGGGATATTATCGCCCGCATTGAGTTTGCAAGGCGTGCTTTGAAAGAAGGGCGCGAGATTTACAGCCACAAACCACAGGGGGAATAAAATGGCAGTACGGAACTTTTTACCATTAGCAAACAATGAGATGTCAGGAATTGTGACTTTCGGCGTGAAGGGGTTATTAAATGGCGACCATGCGGTATTTATGGTTCCATCCCGCGCCCTGTTACGGTCAGTCCACATTAGCGGGGTTATTGGTGTTGGAGGGTCAATATCAATTTACGGATCAAACGATATAGAGAATGACGGCCAAACAGTTTCAACCCCTTCCAGCTTGCCGACTCGCTACGTCATTTTGAAAAACATCAATGGAACGGCGCTAACCTTTACAGCGGTTGGCCTTGAACAGATTGCCCAGTCCACTAGGATCATGGCGGTGCAAGTGACGGCAGGGGATGGAACGACCAACCTCAATGCCTTTTTCAACTTTGATTAGGAGTAGTTTATGACTGTAGAAAATTTTGATTCATTGCTTGACATTGAAGTGCCAGGGGATGCCGATGTTGACGGTGGCCTTCCTACAGATGATGCACAGCCAGTTGCTGGCAAGCCAGAATGGTTGACTGATGACTTGTGGGATGCAGAAAACAATTCCCCGATTGTTGATAAGCTACTGGATAAGCTGCAAAAAACAGACAAGCAAGCAAAGGATTTGCGCGAAAAACTAGGGCGGCGTGGTGCGCCCCCTGAAAACTACGAAGAATACAAGGTCGATTCTGAAGGTGCGGAATGGGCTGAATTGGTCACCGATGACGATGAGGTTTTGACTGAAGCCAAAAAGATGGCACAAAAGCTAGGTTTGACGCAGGGGCAATTTGCACCCCTTGCTAGGATCGTGATGGATTCTATGTACAAACAAGCTACGGCTGCTGGTGAGGAAGTCCCCGCAGAGTTATCGGAGGAAGAAAAGGCAAGTCTGATTAAGGCAGAACACGCGAAGATTGGTCCAAACGCCCCAGCGGTTTTGAAGGCTGTTTCTGAATGGGTAAAGACAATCGAGGCACAGGGTGTTTTGAGCAGAGATGATGTTGTAACCTTAAAGGATATGTGTATAACGGGCGAGCAAGTGCGGGTGTTGAACAAGTTGCGTTCACTCTCTGGCGGTGCGCCTGTTCCTATGGCCATTGTTGATGGGGTATCAATCCAAGGCTTGCCCAGCGACCAGGAAATCTCTGATTTTTTCAGGTCAGCGGAATTTCAAAGTGGCGATAAAGCGGCGCACGCCAGATACCACAAATGGATGGCCATGCGTAAAGAGGCAGGGCGGCCACCCACTCTACAAACTCGCTGGTAAAAAGTATTGCGTTACCGACAGTTATCGGTTATAGTACAATCATTAAGGCGACCCGCAACGGTACAGCGGCTTTATCGGACACCCGACCCGCATTTTGAACTAGCGGCTTTATCACCAAGATAAAGTAACAATTTTTTTCAAAATGAGGCTATAAATGTCTATTCAGGCTATTAACTCCCATATCGACAGTTTTGACCCCCAGGTCAAGCTAGTCGCCCAATTAGGTGGAAAACTTGGAGATACCGTCCGCATTAAAGATAATGTGATTGGCAAGTCCCACACCTTCCCTGTTTACGGTCGTGGCGTAGCTACTCCCCGTATCACGCAAACCAACATTGTGCCGATGAACATCGCGCACACCAAGGCTACCGCCAACTTAACAGACTGGATCGCGCCAGAATATGTTGACAAGTACGACATGGAAAAGATGGAGTGGTCAGAGGTCAAAGCATTGGCTGAAGTGGTTGGAACGGCAATTACCCGCCGTGAAGATCAGCTTATCATCAATGCTCTGGTTGCTGGTGCAAATGCCACCACCATTAACACCGATGTTGGTGGTACTGGTACTGGGTTCAACCTAGAGAAACTGTTGCGTGCCAAGCGTTTGCTGGATGACAACAGCATCCCTGATGATGGTGATCGATACTTTGTCACATCCTATCGCGCTATCGAACAGGCATTGTTGATCTCAACCTTCAATAGCGTGGATTACAACGTCTTGAAACCTTTGTATGAGGGAACTTTGTCGGGTTATGCTGGGTTCAAATTCAAGATGATTGAAACCAGGTCGGAGGGTGGTTTGCCCATTGCATCCAACCTTCGTAGTCACTATGCCTACCACAAGTCTTGTATCGGTTTGGCGCGTGGCTTGGATATGAAAACAGAAACGAACTACATCCCTGAAAAGACTTCTTGGTTGATCAGTGGATTGTACAGCGCAGGTTCAGTCGTTATTGACAACCTGGGTGTGTTTCGTATTCAAACTACTGAATCTTAATAGGAGTAATCATTATGGCTTATATAGCTCGCAACTTCTCTGTTGGCACACCTGCCGCAACGTCTGGTGTAGCCCCTACAATCCACACTTACGCTACCACTGATGCGGCGGCCACTGTTGACACCAGCGGTTACTTCAATGATGCCTTTGACTTCTTGCAAGTCGGTGATTTGATTTATCGGGTGACGTTCACCAGCACTGCCTTTACCACCGTATCAACGGCTGGTTTTCACACTGTCATGACTAAGACAGCATCAACTCGCGTGATTGACGTATCCGACGCAACGGTTTCGACAGTCACCAACACCGACTAGAAATAGTCACTAGGTGCGGCGGCAGGGTAGAAATGCCTTGCCGCCAATCCTTATAAGATTTAACTGCTTGCAAGCGTGGGGTAGAGATGGCTCAAACAAAAGAAAGCATTTCATCTCAATCCCTTATTTTGATTAACGAAGTGCCAGTCAATTCCTTTGATGAAGGTTCTAATGCAGCCAAGATTCTAACAGAATTGTACGATACCTGGGCGAAAAACATCCTTAGCATCCATCCCTGGGCATTTAACACCACTCGCATACAGCTTATTCAAGAAGATAAAACCATCCCTGGCTGGCAGTATTTGTACAAAATACCATCGACCGTGTTGCGTGTTCATGCTGTCTTTGCGGATGGCGAGATATTTACCAATCCCGTGAGGGTTTTCAGGATTGTTGGCGACAATGAGAGTCAATACGTTGCCACCAATGAGCCGAAATGCTTTATAGAACATTCCTTTTACTGCACTGAAGCAATCTGGCCTAGCTGGTTTGTGGAATTTGCTAAGTATGATTTGGCTGGCACACTGGCCATGCCCATTGGTAATGATGCCGACTTGGCCAACAGCTTTATGAACAAAGCCAAGCAGCAGTTTTACACGGCTACTGCCATTTCAGATCAACAGAGTCCACCCCAAATGTACCCAGAGAACGAAATCATCGCGGCAAGGTTTAGCTAATGAAGTTCAAGGTCATTCAACAGCGGTACACGGCGGGCGAAATCGACCCGACCATGATAGCGCGATCCGACTTTGATGGGTACTACAGTGCCGCCGAAACCATGACAAACGTCAAAACCTTTCCACAGGGTGGGTTTAGGAGGGCGGATGGCCTGGCTGCACGCGATAGGGTGCTTAAGCAATTAACCCGCGAAACCAGTTATTCCGTTACCGCGCCCAATGGAGGGACGGGGGCAAATTTGGTTGACGACAACATCGCCACCACCCTTGTCACCACCACGGCTATCGGAACCACCAACCCCTATGTTGTGGCCGTGTTAGCCCTTGGGTCATCCAAGGCTATGGGTAAGATTGAGGTGCGCGGCCTGTCATTATCCAGCGGATCATCGTCGGAGTTTTTCATTCAAACCAGCCCCGACAATACCAACTGGACAACAAGAGGAACCGCTCTATCGGTCACGACAACAGCAAAGACCTACACAAGGCGTGCGTGCGCCTCTGCACAATATGCTAGATTGGTACGGATTGGCAGCACAAACTTGGCGGGCGTGACTGTCACCGTGCAGGACATGCAGATTTTTATTGAGGGCGCACTCTCTGCCGTTCAGTTGATACCATTCATTTTCAATAACGACCAAACGTATGAGCTTGTTTTTACGGATAAAAATATCGCTATCTATAAAGACAAAAACTATGTGATTGACCTACGAGCGGATGATTACACCCACAGCATAATCAAGAGAATCAATGCCACCAGCTTGGCAGACACTATGGTTATCTTCAATTCAGCAGTGCCAACCAAATCATTGGTGCGCGGTACAGCAGATGATATATGGACTCTATCCAATGTTACCTGGGCTTTTACGCCTTACTATGATTTTGTGCCGACCACCATCACGATTGCCGCGACCCTTACCCCAAGCGCGGTTAATGGGAATATCAACCTAACCGCCAGTGTGGGTGCGTTCACGGTCAATGATGTGAATCAGTATGTTGAGGGCAATGGCGGCAGGGCTAGGATAACAGCCTTTACCTCGGCAACCGTTGTCAAAGCTGTTGTGGAGATACCGTTTGCAGACACTACCGCCATAAGCTCTGGCAACTGGTATGTGCTTGGCGGGTATGAGCAAGCATGGTCAGCGACAAGGGGATACCCCGCAACTGGTGCTTTCCATGAGGGACGGTTGTATATCGGTGGCAGTCGGGATCGACCCATGACCATTTGGGGATCGCGGGTGGATGACTACTTTGATTTTGATCTTGGTCAGCTTTTGGATGACGATGGAATCGAGTTCACCATCGGCGGTGATTACAATGGCATAACCAGAATCTACAGCGGACGCGCCCTGATGGTGTTTACGGCTGGAGGTGAGTACACAGTATCCCAAAACTTTGGCGAGCCTATAACCCCCCTTAAAATGAATCTGAAGCGGCAATCATCAATTGGGTCAGAAGCAAACTTGAGGACGATTGAGCTTGAGGGCGCGGTTATGTACTACCAGCGCGGTGGGCAATCCATTCAAGAATTTATTTATGACAACACGCAGGATGCCTACACCAACAACATCGTCAGTCTGATTAGCAGTCACCTTGTCAAAAATCCTGTTGACATAGATGCCCGTAAGGCCACATCCACCGATCAGGGTGCGTACTTGCACATTGTGCGGAGTGACGGAACCTTGTCGATTGGCAACATCCTACGATCTCAAAAGATAACCAGCTTTGTGCGGCGGACAACCAATGGCTCTTTTATCGCGTGCGGGGTTGAGGATGAGATTAGCTGGTTTGTGGTGCAGCGGATTATCAATGGCGAAACCCGCTACTGGCTAGAAACCTTTGAGGAATCCCATTTATCAGATGCCAGCGTGCGGCTTACAAGCAACTTGCCAGTGGGAACCATGACAGGGCTAAGCCATCTAGAGGGGAAAACAGTCAAAGTCTATGTTGATGGATTTATTGACAGCACCGCAGCCGTTGTGACCAATGGCAGCGTAACCCTCAACAACAATCCAACAACAAGTATTGAGGTTGGCTTGGCTTTTGATATATTAGTCAAAGATTTACCAGCGGAAAACGTAAAGATTGGATCAACAATCGGGATGACAATGGGTATTAGCGAAGTGTCAATCAGGATGCGAAACACGTCAGACGTGGTGGTGAATGGCACGCCCATCTTCTTTCGGGGATTTGGACCTGCTGGCGGAGGATCGCCTCTTGATTTGCCGCCGCCGCAATTTACAGGAATCAAAAACGTCAAAGGCTTTCTTGGGTATGATTCAACCGCGCAGGTGACTATCACGCAAAGCGAGCCTATGCCCATTGAAATTCTAGCCGTCAACAAGAAAGTGAGGGTTAAATAATGCCACTATTTGCACCTATAGCCGCAGCGGTTGCAGCACCAGCAGCAGCCCCTTTAATCACCCCAATGATGGCCTTGAGTGTTGCCATGATGGGGATGAGTGTTTTGTCCTCAATTCAGGCTGGATATGCCCAGCAATCCATGATGAATTTTCAGGCCAGGCAATCCTCTCTTAATGCCCAATCGGAGGAAATCAAAGGACGGCAGGATGCGTTGAAGATTAAGGAAAGCAGGGATAAGGCGATGGCCTCTCTCAATGCTGGATTTGCAGCCAGAGGGGGAATTACAGGCAGTGGCACGCCAATGGCCGCCATGATTGAAAGCGGTCGTGCTGCCTCGGAGGATATTAACATGGCCTTGTTTGGCTCACAAACCCGCGCAGCCAGTGATATTTCACAAGGCGCACAACTAAAGGCAGAGGGGAAAGCGGCTGTGCGCGGCGGATACGTCAGTGCCTTAAGCACGGTGGCAAAGTCATCCCCAGTTCAAAACAAACTTAGCAGTCTATTGGATTAACGATGCCTGAACCTTTACTGCCCTATGTTCAGCAAGTCAGTGGGATCGAGAGGATGCCCACGGTGCAGCCTGCTGGCCAGACAGCGGTAAGGAATTTGCAGAACCTAGCGCAGGATACATCGCAATTCAGCGAAGGTTTGTATCAGCGGATCAAAACCAATGAATTGCTGCAAGCCCAGACCAAAATGGCGCAAGGCATAAGTCGCATTGAAATGGAACACCAGGGCGACCCAGGTATTATGAGCCAAGCCTTTGATAGCTTTCGCAAGGGTTTGACGCATGACATACAAGATCAAGAAGTCAAAGCCCAAATAGATGCCCAGTACCAAACATCGGTACTGCCAGCAATCAATCGGGCAACCGCGCAATACAAGCAACGGACGGACGAAGAAGCGGCTTTTAACACGAATCTACGTCTTGTGCAGTTACAAGATGATGCAACCACCGCCGCTAAAGAATCTTTCAGTGCAGACCCACAGATTGCCCAAAATGCCCGCATTAGAGCTTTTGGAATTACAAAGCAAATACAAACACTTGTTACGCAAAAAAACAGCGATGGCAATTTTATGTTCGGCGCGGATCAAGCGGCCAAGATGTTTGTTCAAGCCTATGACAATGTGCATGTATCTTTATTAGAACAAAGGATTAAAGAATCAAAAAATCCATTGGCAGAAGCCGAAAGGCTTATAAACGGGGGGATGGCTTACACAGTACCAGGAAGCGAACAGGGGTTTGCTGGGATAAGTGGTCAATCAACCGAAAACATTTTCGACAGCATGGTACAGGAAGAAAGCGGTGGCAATCAAAATGCTGTATCACCAAAGGGCGCGGTTGGCGTGGCGCAAGTTATGCCAGGCACTGCGCCAGAGGCCGCTAAACTTGCTGGACTGCCTTGGGATGAAACCCGTTACCGCACCGATGCCGCTTACAACAAAGCATTGGGATTGGCCTATTTCAAAAACATGCAAGAAAAATTTGGCGACAATACTCTTGCAATTATGGCTTACAATGCTGGGGCAACAACAGTTCAAGATTTTATTGATGGCACAAATGTTTCTGGCAAAAACCCTGGAAAAGACAAACTTGGCGATCCGAGAAAAGGTGAAATTACCGACAGTGAATTTGCGGCACAATTCCCTATCCAGGAAACCCGCGATTATGTTCGCAAGGTGAAGCGAGGGGTTGGTGTTTCTACGGTGGATGTCATGGGTGCATTTTCGCCAGCAATGCGTCAAAATGTACAAAATAGCATTTTGAAAATTGCACAAGAAAC